CTCATCATCGACAACTTCGCCGGCGGTGGCGGCGCCAGCACCGGCATCGAGCAAGCCTTCGGCCGCCCGATCGACATCGCCATCAACCACAACGCCGAAGCGCTGGCGATGCACCGCGCCAACCACCCGCACACCAAGCACTATTGCGAGTCGGTATGGGACGTGAATCCGCGCGAGATCACCGGAAACCAGCCGGTGGCGCTGGTGTGGCTCAGCCCGGACTGCAAGCACTTCTCAAAGGCCAAGGGTGGCAAGCCTGTCGAAAAGAAGATCCGGGGCCTCGCCTGGGTGGCGCTGCGCTGGGCAGCTGTGACCCGGCCGCGCGTGATCATGCTGGAGAACGTCGAGGAATTCACCACCTGGGGGCCGCTGGGCCCGGATGGCCGCCCCTGCCCTCAGCGTCGAGGCGAAGAGTTCGGCAAGTTCATCCGCGCGCTGGAGCGCCAGGGCTACTCAGTCGATTACCGAGAGCTGCGCGCCTGCGACTACGGCGCCCCCACCATCCGCAAGCGCTTTTTCCTGATCGCCCGGCGCGACGGCCTGCCCATCCAGTGGCCAGCGCCCACGCATGGCGACCCGAAGAGCCGCGCCGTGCAGACCGGCAAGCTGCTGCCGTGGCGCACGGCTGCCGACTGCATTGACTGGAGCATCCCGGCGCAGAGCATTTTCGAGCGTGAGCGCCCGCTGGCCGATGCCACTTGCCGCCGGATTGCCAAGGGCATCATGCGCTACGTGGTCCATGCTGCGGATCCTTTCATCGTCAGGAGCCATCATGAAGAAAGTCGTTTCCCTGCTGGATCACAAGAAAAAACGGGAGAAAGAACAGTATGCAGAACTGGTGCTGGAAACTTTCGACCGAATGAAGCACGCGGACAAACGCGAATTTTTGGAGAGGCGCTCAGAGGTACAGCGGAAAGCCCGCAACACGCTGTAGCACCTGTCCTTACCGAAATCGCCAATGCCAGCAGCCCGCGCTGCATGCCTGCCGGCGAACCGCTGCGCACGATCTGCGCGCAGACCAAGGGCGGCCACCACGCGCTGGTCAGCGCCTTCCTTGCCAAGCACTACACCGGCGTGGTCGGCTCTTCGCTGAGCGACGCCATCGGCACCGTCACCAGCGTGGATCACCACAGCCTGGTCACCAGCCACATGCTCAAGCTGCGTGGCGACCACATCGGCGCCGTCACTGACGAGCACCTTCACACCATCAGCGCGGGCGGCACGCATCACGCCGAGGTGCGCGCCTTCCTGGTCAAGTATTACGGCACCGACCAAGACCCGCAGATGCTGGAGCCGCTTCACACAATCACCACGAAGGACCGATTCGGCCTCGTCACCGTCGCCGGCGAGCAGTACGCCATCACAGACATCAGCCTGCGCATGCTCGCCCCGCGCGAACTCTTCACCGCGCAAGGCTTCCCGGCCGGCTACGTCATCGACCACGGCTTCGACGAACACGGCCAGCGCATCACCCTCACAAAAACAGCCCAGGTTCGCATGTGCGGAAACAGCGTCTGCCCGCCACTGAGTGAAGCCATCGTCCGGGCCAATTTCGCACACGAATCGTCCTGGAAAAGAAAGGAACTCTTCGCATGAGAAAGCGCGGAAAACACTTCACGCAGCGCCGCGACCCCGAGGCCGCCATGCGCGTCTTCGCAGGCTTCCGGAGGCTGAGCGACTCACAGCTTACCGACCTCGGCCTGACTGACCATGGCGCCTTTGATCGCCTGCGCACAGGCCGGGCGGATGACGACGACATGCACACCATGGCGGCCTCGCTCAACGTCGGAATGATCATGTGCGAGCTGGGCTTTGGGCCCGAATACCTCGACGACGTGAAAGCCGCCCAGCAAGACCTGCTGCGCATCTACCAGCGCGGCAAGGCCGCCCAGCGCTGGACGCTCGACGCCCAATCCCTCGCAACACTCCGCCGCGCCTTCGAGCTGCGCGACGCACAGAACCAGATCTGCACCCAGGGCGAAATCAAACGCGCACTCAACGGCGTGATCCAGCGAATCAACTCAGGACATGTGGAGGCGGCATGAAAGAACGTCCCATTCTCTTCAGCGGCGCAATGGTCCGCGCCCTGCTCGCGGGCACGAAGACGCAGACGCGGCGCGTAGCAAACAAGATGGTCCAGCATCCCGATCTCGGAAACCTCTACACACCGGGGGCACTAGTGCTTGAGCATGAGCCCCACCACGTCATTGACCGCTCGTGCCCTTATGGTGCCCCTGGTGACCGGCTGTGGGTGCGCGAGAGCGGCTGGGAGCGCCCCGAGCGCACCCCGAAGATGATGCGCGAAGGCGCCGACACCTGGGCGCCCTACTACTACGCGGCAGACGGCGAAGACGGCGACCAGCTCCGCGAGTGGGGCTTCAAGGTTCGCCCCAGCATCCACATGCCGCGCTGGGCCTGCAGGATCGTGCTTGAGATCGTGAGCGTGCGCGTTGAGCGTCTGAATGACATCAGGGGAAACGACTGCATCGCGGAAGGCGCCTGGCGTGAAGAAGACAAAGCGCTTGGCCGGAGCTCAGAAGCCATCAAGGCTTTCTCAACCCTATGGGAATCCATCAACGGGGCCGGATCTTGGGCTGCCAATCCGTGGGTCTGGGTCATCGAATTCAAGCGCATCGAGAGCGCAGCCAAGGAGGCAGCATGATGGACGATCGCACCATTGCGGACACGGTGAACGCCGTCCGCGACATCGCACTCAACTACCACCACACCGAGCAGCTCCGCGAGCGTCTAGCGCATGTGCTGGTGCCGCATCTGAAGTGCATCGCCGAGCTTGAGCGCGTGCAGGGCGTGATGTCCGCGGCCCTGAAAACGGCCATCGTGACCCTGGAGCGCGACGGCGACGAGTGGGGAATCTGCGGCCTTCTTCGAGACGCCCTCGCCGCCGCGCAGAAGCCAGCGCAAGGCGAGTATTTCGGCATTCCGCTTGATGATGGTCTTGTGCCCGCTGATACCGCCGAGAAGCAGCCTACCGGGACGTGCTGCGCCGAGGGCTGCGACTGGAGCGGCCCGCTATCGGACTGCGTGATGTGCGGAGCTGTCGGTCCGCTGTGCCCGGAATGTCATGAAGTTGTTGAGCCGGACGCCGCGCAGAAGCCGGAAGGGGGCGACCGTGGCTGATCTTTTTCCAACGCACTGCGACGAATGCGGCGCGCTGTTGGCATACATGACCAGCCATCCTCGCGGCTACATGATCTGCCCGGACTGCAATGAAAAGCGTTACGCCGAGCAGCCCGCCGCCGACCAGAAGGGAGGCGAGTAATGGCCCAACTCAAGCAAAGCCTGCCCTTCTCCTTCCCCAGGGCTGAGCCGGACAAAATGAACGGATTCGACCCGACGACAAAAGTGTGCACCATGAATTGCGGCCCGCATCGAGACGATCCACGGAGCGAAGCAGAGCGAAAGTTCCTGTGTGACGATTGCCTGACTGCTCGGGGTGAGTCATGAAACAGCCGTGCTTTTCCCCGTACCCATCCACTCCGAAACAAGCACGCCGCGCAGGCCTTGCTCATTACCTTCCGCATACGGCCTGTGCCCACGGGCACCTCTCCCTTCACACGCTAGACGGGCAGTGTCTGCGCTGCCAACACAAAAGCCAGACCAAGAACAGCCGGGGCTGCAAATGATGAATGCCAATCACTCAAGAGCTCAAATGATCATCAACACCGACACCCTTGACGTCATCGAGGCGGCTGCGATGCTCAAAGTGCATCCGGAGACGGTCAAGAGCGAAATCCGGTCAGGCGCGTTACCTGCGACAAAAGTGGGTAGGGCCTATGTTTTGCTGCGGGAAGACATCCTCACCTATATCCGCCGTCTGCGTGATCAGCAAATGCAGGCGCGCGTAGGCGTGCCAGGCAATCGAGGCCGCACGGTTCGGCCGATTGCCGCCCGATGATCACCATAGCTTGTCCGCGATATCTGATTCCCTGAGCTTCAGGTATCGCATGAACATCCGGTGATCTTTGTGTCCCGTGATTTTCATGATCGTCTCGACCGGCAGGGTTGTACGCTCGAACAGCCTGCTTGTTGCCTCATGCCGCAAATCGTGAAAGTGAAAATCCGGGCATCCCGCCGCATCGCAGACGTCTGCAAAAAGCTTCGACAGATAGTTCGTCGTCGCTTTGAGATCCTTGAATGCAGTGCCGCCGTTCCACCATGGGAAGACCTGTTCCCGAGGCAAATCACGAGGCAACCCTGAAAGGATGCTCACGGCAACCGTCGTGAGCGGGACTTTGCGGGAGTCTCCGTTTTTCGTTTTATCCAGCCACACAAAGCGCTTTTCAAGCTGCACCTGATCCCAGGTGATTGTGAACATTTCCCGCAGACGCATCGCCGTCTCCAGGGCGAGCAGCACAAGCGCCTCAAAATGACGGGCATCGGTAAGCACGCGAGGGCGCTGCTTGCGGGGCAATATGCCGCCTCGAATCACACGCAGGATCTCGGCCTCTTCTTTGCCGGCCACATCCAAGCGCCTGTCGCGCTCCACATCCTCGCGCTTGATGCCAGCTTCGCGGGCATCGTCTTCAGTGTAGGCCGCATACCCTTCAGGCAGCGTCGTGAAGGGCGCGTCAGGCAAGACCAGGAAGCCCTTGCGAATGCCCCAGTTTGTGCAGCGAGCAAGCGCGCCGATCTTGGCGCGAATCGTCGCCGGAGCATATCGGTATTCGCGCTTGAAGCGCGTGATCAGCGCATCCACCCAGCTGACGCAGATCGCATCAAGCCGGTCATCACCCACCAGCGGCAAAACTGAGCGCAGCATTTCGCCATCTTTCTGGCTGAGCGGAGCGTCGCGCTCATAGCGCATCACCAGCTGGCGAAGGGTCAGGAGCCGGCCTTCGCGTCCGGCCGTGAGTTCATCCGGGACGATGCCACGGTCCAGAAGCGCCTCAATCCGGCGACACCAGGCATCACCATCTGCCTCATTCCTGAACGTAACAACGATCGCACGCGGAATTACTTTTGCCCGCTTGATCGTAAATTCCCATGAGTCGCCGCGCTTGCGTTTCGATGCCAATCCAGCCCCCGCCGTGCAAAGATTATCCGCAGTGTGGGAGGATCTTGGTCGGCAAGCAAGCTGTTTGTGGTTGGCATGACACAGTGACAGACTGTGTTTCTGCACAAACAAAAACGGCTTAGATAACTCTAAGCCGTTGATTTATCAGGAATGACTGGTGGGCGCTGACGGGCTCGAACCGCCGACATCCTCCTTGTAAGGGAATAAAGCCCCCTTTGGAATCAATCGCTTACAAGCCTTGCCGACCAAACCAACCTACCGCCTTACCAAAGCGAGACGCAGTCTAACACAGTTGCCGACCTACAGTCGGCGGCATTAAGCCGACTGATGCACAAAAACATCACCGCCACAAAGGCTGATTTCGGTGCTTGTCGGATTGCGTCAGGCAATATCAGGCGCGATCCTGAAACAGGATATAACCGGAGTGATTGCACATGGCCACCGTAATCTACAAGTTCCGCTACTTCGATACGATCAGGCGGAAGACGGTCACATCGAAATACCACGCCACCCGAGACGCAATCGAGGCGGATCACCCGGGCGCTGAGATACTTGAGCACACGGCCATACTGGTTGAAGACGCCGACCCGGCCACACTTACGGCCGGGCATGTACTGACCGCGCCGCCAGACAGGTCAGTCAAGTAATCAGCGGCTACCAGGTCCATCCGAGTCTTGCGCGCAGCTCCAGGTCGCCGGCCGGCCTACGGGCGACTTCGGCCCCCAGCCTTACGCGCCCCATGTCTCGATCAATCCAAGCGCCTGGTGTTTGCTGGCAGCGGGCGGGGTCGCAACTGAGGCCTGCTGCCCACGGCCTGGACGTTGGCAGCGCTGCCGCCTCGATCGGCACGTCGAGCGCCCCGACGACATCACCGTCCGGGCTGGAGGCAATCACGCGGCGGCCGCCTTCCATGCGCACAAGGCTCAGATCCACTCGCACCGGGTCGGGGCTCACCACCACAGCCCCCGGCGCAGGCGAGGCCGGAAGCTTGAGCCGAGGTTTCACTGTGACGGACACTCGCCGCTCTTCCACCGCTCCGCGCGGTATGGCGTGGGGCGCGGCGGGCGGGTGAGCTACCGGGGCTCGTCCCGCGATAACGGAACCGTCCGGCTGGCTTTGTGCGGCAGCGGGGACCACTGCCTCGAGATCAGGACGGCTGATCACATGGCCGATCCACACGCCCACACCGACCAATCCGAGCATCAGGACGGCCACCAACACCCACGCCAACGATTTGCGCATGATGAGATCCCTCGTTATTCGAATGACTGCAGTCTTGAGATGTCTGCCGACGTCATGGCTCTGATGCGCGCAAGGTCGGCCCGCGCCTGGGCGTTGATGAAATCGGTCGGCGGGCGAATCTCGGGCGGCAAGTCGGTGACACACACCGAGAACTCGACATAGCGGCGCTTGAGCAACCCCGGCAGAAACACGCGCTGGCCGGACTGATCCTTGCCGGTGGTGTAATACGGCTTGCCGGCCCGGTCGTAGAGCACTGACCTGCAGAACGCGAGCCAGTCACGGCGCCCGGCGTGCTCCCGCAAGGCGGTTTTCCGTGGGTTGCACAAGGCGCCGGTGTTGTAGTCAAACGAGACGCCCGCAGCGAGCACTGACGGCGGCGCCTCCCGCAGCTCCGGCGCGCACCGCAGCACTGTGCGGGCGTGCTCGGCCAGCGCGTCAGACATGCTTTCCTGGCACTCCGCCATGCTGTAGCGCTGGCCCACCACGACATCACGCGTATCCCCCATGCATTTCGTCGGGATACCCAGCGCGTCGAGGTAGCCACTCAGCACAACACCCTCTTGCACGGGCGTGATGTTGATCAGCCACGCTGCAGCCGAGGCCCCCACCAGGGCTACCAGGGCGGCCAAACCACGCTTGTTTCCCATGGCTCAGCCCTCCTCGATCGCTTTCGCAGCGTTGGCCATCACTATTCCGGCGTCTCGCGCACGGCGCATTTCCGCGAGCGCCCTAGATTTGAACCACCAGCTGATGCCGGCGCTGACTCCGAGACCAATCACGCCGATGAAGAAGCCCCAAACGCCTTGGTTTTCATTTAGCCAACGAAAACTCGCGGCCAAGCTGATGGTGACCCATGTCGCGTCAGCAACCGTCTTTGTCAGCACCGCTTTGTAACGGGCCCACAGCACACCGGCCAGAATCAAAGCTGTCAGCAGCCCACCGGCCGCGGCGTATCTTTTGCCCATCCATCGCATTTCCCACCCCCAGAAAATGAAAAGCCGCACTGCGGCGGCCTGAGTCGTTGTTCATTTTTTCTTCACCCGCGCACCAGCTTGATTCCGAAGTTCCCCCTTTCCCTCCAGCCCACATAAAACTTCACCCGCCCGGCGTAGCTCACAAACGGATATCGCCGGCCATTGGCGCCGATGCGCGTGCATCGATTCCAACCACCACCGGGCGCAAACACGTCATTCGGGAAATCGCCGACCGACGCGAACGGAGCGGGCACGCCGATCACGTGAAAGGTGAAGTTGTGGAAAGGGTTGCGAACCCACCAGGCCACACGCCGAATCCATTCCGGCCGCCCCGGCAGAAACGACGACGGCCCCGAGGGGCCGTCTTCATCGTTACCGAACACACACCAGAGGATCCACGTCACGTGAGCTTCGCTCGCAGAGCTGCGATCTGCTCGTCAAGACGCGCGAGCCAGCCGCCATCAGTGCCCAGGGCGGCCTCACGAATGCGCCGCGGCGTCTGCTGGGACTCCAACCCAGCGATCTGCGCCTTGATAGCTTGATCGCCTGATGGAGCTGGTGGTTCTACAAGAATGGGGCGTCCATCCTGGCTGGCCGAGATTATCAGGCCATTTGATTGACCTTTCAGAAGTGCAATATATTCAGAATCCTTGATAGAAACAGCATCATCCGGGATGCTATCTCCATGAATAGAAGTGCAATAGAAACCGCCAGTTTTATGCGAGTAGAGCATCATCCCCCCTTACTTTCCAATGGCAAACCAAAAAATCCCAGGATTTCCGCTACTTGCGCTCACAGCAAACCCCGTTAGGCTTTGAGTATTTAATGCGCTGTATGCATTAGCTGGGATAGTCGTTGTATTTTGACCCAGAACTATGGAATAAACAGAGCTTGGAAATGCGATCGGGAAAGTGACAGATGATCCTGAGGGTGTGGTGGACGTTAAACCCCACTGAATAATAATTCCACCAGGAAACTTCTGGTATCCATTCGCTGCATGGGACTTCGACATCTCCGGTCTGCTCGCAATAGCCGCAGGCAAAGCCTGCAGCAGCTGCGTCACGTCGGTTTGCGCAGGCGTGAGCCCCGCCGCAGCAACTACCGCCCGCAGCTCTTCAGTGACCATGTGATACCACCACGGCCCGGGCTTGGTGGCGGGTACGCCAGATCCGGGGTTGCCGGCCGTGGGGTAGCCCACAGAAGGGGAAGCGGGCGCGGTCGGCGCGGAGGCCGAGGCGCCAGATGCGTATGCGCGATCCATGCAAAACTCCTATGTGTAGGAAATAATCAAATGGGTGTGGGCGGGCTTCACGCGCTTGAGCACACACTCAAGCAGCGCGTTACCCCATGCGGCGAGGGGCTCATCCACATCGCTTTCGACGGTGATCTCTGACTCGCTGTTGAGCGCGGCATTGACCTGCCATGCGAAGTTCCAGGCATCGCCGTAGAGCGGGTGCTCTACGTCGTGCTCGACGGTATGGGCGTCAAATTCGGTGATCGTGATGGCATAGCCCAGCGAGGCAGCGAGGCCCACAAAATAGGCCGCTGATTGACCGCCCAACGTGGTGAGCCGCCCCAGTAACGCCGCGCGGCGCTGAGCTACGGTCTGCTCACCGCCGAACGCCACGGCGCACTCATCAGGCAAACCGGCGACGCGCTCCCAATCTGCGAAGAGTTCGGCCACCGTGCGCGGGTCGGCCTCCTCGATCAGCTGCCAGGCACGGCCATCCACACGGGCAAGCTCTGCGGCCAGGCCATCCAGCAGACGCGTCATGAACACATCAGGCTCGCGAGACCATGCCGGCCCCGCCGGCAGCAGCGCCTGAAGCTGCGCCAGGTAATCCGCATTGGTCATGCCCACGTCACCGTCCCCATGATGCTCATCGCACCAGTGGCCGACACGACATTGGCCGTGGGCGACACGAGCACGAAATCGGTTTCACCGCTCGCCGCGCTGATCGCGGCCCGGATGTGTGAGAGCAGGATCACGCCGCCGGGCTCGGCCTCCCTCAGCACCAGGTCTGCAAGCTCAGCCTGCACGGCCGCTCGCACGGCGGAGGTATCGGGCGTGAGGCCGGAAATGGTGAAATTGAGCAACACCGCCACGGGCGCCACCACCGTGACCTTGGCCGTGACGGGGCGCACGCTGTCGATATAGGTCTGCACCGTGGCGACCTCTGCGGCATCCGGAATGATCGCCGTGCCTGAGCCGTCGTCATCACGCACGAAGCGCACCACCACAGTGCCGTCTCCCAGCTCACGCGGATAGCACCAGGCGCGCGTCACACCCGACACCTCACGCGCCCAGGTCACATAGTCTGCTGCAGCGCCCCCTTGCGGCGGGTTCTGAAGGCGGTCGAGCAGCCGAGCCAGCAGGCTGTCATCGTCTTCCTTGTCGGCGCCGTCCGAGAGCTCGCCGGCCGTGGCCGTGGATTGCACGCCTGGGATGGGCGACACCAGCGTGAGGGATTCGCCAGCCAACCGGTTACCGGCCGCACCGGCCACCAGCGCTGACACCGGGGCGGTCGCCGTGGTGCCTGAAACTGTGGCGTCCGCCGTGGTTTCGTACTGCGTGCCATCAAGCGCTTGCAGTGTTGTGCCGGTTGTGATCGACACAGCACCCGACACCGTGAAGGTGACGACGCCGGTTGCCTTGGAGGCTGACTTGCGCGGCACCTTGAGCCAGATGGAAGCCCAACGATCGAGAATCTCTGATTCGGCGGTGTCATAAATCACCTGCCGGGCAGCCCAATCGATGTAGCCATACAAGCCATGCACAGCGCCAGCCAGCGCACGGGAATACACTTCCGCGTCCGCCCGGCGCAGCACATCGTCTGCACTCAGGCGCGACACCACATCATTCCGGATCCGCGAGACCAGCTCGGCGAGCGTCGGGCGATCAAAGCTCATTGAAGGAAGCTCCACACGTCGTTGAATCGAATGTCTGCCAGGGCAGACCCGTCCGTCTGATACAGCCGCACCGCCATCCCCACAGAGGTCACACCGATGCGCGCCACCTCAACCTCTACACGCGCCGCCACGCCGTCATCGATGAGCCACTGCAGCGCTTGCTCGGCGTAGGCTTTGGCGAGGCGCAGCGTCTCGGGCATGATCTTCGAGCGGGCGAGCAGCCAGAGCTTCGAGCCGATGCGGTCGTTTGACTGCTGCGGGAATGAGTCGCCCCACCAGCCCATGCGCCGGGCGGTCGGCCCGAGCTCAGGCAGCGCATCGGCGGGGTCAGCACGGCGCCAGGTGAAAAGACTGATCACCACGGCACGCACCAGGGGCTCGGCAGAATCCAGGCCGAGCGACTGCGTTCTGCCGTCGATCACGACGGTCAGCGGTTGAGAATCGATCATGGATTACCTCAGGGCACCGGCGTGCCGATGGTGTCAGTACCAACCTGCCCGCCACTGGTTCGGTGGTACTTCAGGCTGATGTCATCGGCCGTCACATCACCACCGGTGACGTGCATGTCGCCGGTCAGCGTGGCGGCCGGGCCGCCGGCGGCGTTGGAAATCTGCAGGCCGCCCTGCCCCACGATGCGGCCCTCCACATGCAGCTCGTGAGTCATTTCGACCAGCGGGGTTTCGAACCGCACTTTCGTGTCGGCCTGCACCGTCGCGGTCGGGATTTCGGTAATCAGCAGCGGCAGCCCTGCCCCGCTGATCACGATGCCGGTGCGCGTGAGGTGCACTTTCTGACCCTGGTCATCGAATATCGCCACCTCGCCGGCTTCGAGCCCGGTGAGCCGGTAGCGCCGATCCGCCACACACAGCACCACGCCATGCGTGCGGTCTCCGTCGAAAAAAGCGGCGAGGGCTTCCGCGCCCGCGATCGGCTCACTGGTCCAACCGTAGGGCTCGAAATGCTCGATCTCGTCTTTATCTTCCTTGGCCAGCAGCCTTACCTGCAGGGTGCGCATCTTCTTTGAGCCATCCGCGAGGCGCACCACGCCACGCGCCAGCATGTTGCTGAGCCGGCGCGCGTAGGGCGCCATGAAGCGGGCGAAGTCATGCATCATTTCACGTCGCTCCAATCCGGCCCGCCGCCCGCCTGCCGCTTCGATTTCTTGAGCTTGCCGGCCTTGGTGCGGTAGCCATCCGGCGGGCCTACGGTGATCTGCGTACGCATGCCTTGCTCGTCGAGGATCCAGCTCAGCGAGGCGATCACCATTTCAGTATCGAAGCCGATGATGGCGTCATGCACACGCACCAGCATGTTGGGCTTCCACAGCGCGCCGCTTTCTTGCCGCCAGCCCTGCACGGTGTAAGTGGTCTGCAGCGCCTTGGCGGCGCGGTAGGCACGCTCGTACTCGGCCCGGTCTTGTACGGTGCCTTCGTCAGCCATGCCGCCCTGCTTGATCACCAGCAGGCGGCGGCGCTTGGCACGCGCATCGGTGGCGGTGGCTTTTTCGCCCAGCACCGTCTCGGGTTCATAGTCGGTGTCTTCGCCGTCTTCTTCGGCCACGGCCGCGCCGAAATCGGCATCGTTGCCCTTGCGCTGCCCCAGCACCACGTATTCAGAAAACACGCCCTTGTAATCCAGCTCGGTTTCGCCCTCGCGCACATTGCCGCCGGAGCCCACCTTGAGCGGGGTGTCGGCGGTGTCTGAGCCCACGTCGATGAACACGAGGTCGCCGAATTCGTTGTCGGTCGAGAGCACATGGCGCTGGCGCATCATGCGGTCAATGCTTTCGAAAACCGACTCGCCCACCTGCACCTGATGCTCCGGAATCACCCGGCCGGTATCCGTTTCGGCCAACACCCGCACGCCATAGGGCGCGGCCAGGGCCGCAGCGATGGCTTCCATCTTCACATTGCGCCACTGCGCGGCCGTTTTGGCCGGCCTCGGCTGGGGTTTGGTGGCGGGCGCCTTCAGGGGCACCACGTCTTTCCAGTCTTGCTTTTGCTCGCCGATTTCCACGCCCGCCTGAAAGGGCGAGCAATCCACCAGATCCGCCGTCTTGCTGCGACCGCGCACCGACACGCTGACGCTGTGCCCGTCGAAGCGAATCGGCGTGGCATCGACATAGCCGGTGAGCACCAGATCCGGCCCGATCCAGACGCGGCACGGGTCGCCGGGCTGCACGCGGCGGGGAATATCCGTCTGCCCCGGCCAGCGGTCGGTGACCTCGAGATCGAAGTCCCGCGCCTGGCGCTCGATGCCCGGCGTGATGCGCACGGACTTCCAGCCGCCGTAGCGGGTTGAGCCGACTTCGAGCGTGACCCGATTGTTGGCATCCAGTGTGCTCATCGCGACAGCACTTTCAGGTCAGTGGCCGGCAGAAAGCCGGGGTGGCGTACGCGGTTGCGCTCGATGATTTCAGCCTCTCGCGCGGCGTCTTCGTAGCGGTCATAGGCCAGCACCACCGAGGGCATCACGCATGGGGGCGTGAGCGTGAGCAGGCGGGCACCATCCCGGGCGCGGGTGGTCAGGTCGGCATACACGGCGGCGCGGGCGTCTTGCAGCGCCAGATACACGTCATCCGTGGCCGTGAGGCATTCGGCATCGAGCGCGGCCAGCACAGCGTCACGCGCCACGATCATGTCCTGATAGCTCACGGCCTTCGTATCAAGCTCGGTCCCGATCAGCGATGAAGCCCCCACCGCCTGCACCAGCAGCGCCTGCCGGCCCAGGGCATTCACCGCACTGGTGTTTTGCGTCATCTGCCGGCGCGTGGGCGTGCTGGTCGGCAAGGGTTGCGTGGGCTCGGAGAGCTTCGGGGTAGCGGTCACCCGTGTGAGCGATCGCACATTGGCTGACCACGCCGCCGCACTGGTCGCCACGCCCGAGAGACCGAACACGCCCATCACCTTCCAGGCGAGCGTCTCGGGGTTCGACACCAGCGCAATCGCCGTGCGGACCGTGTCGGCCAGCGAATCGGAGAAGCCCAGCAGCTTGCCCACCTCACTCGATGACACCACGCCCAGCATGTCGCCCAGCGAGCCGGTGGCCGCAGCGGTGACAAAATCCTGAAACCCCTTCACCGAGAACCGGTTGATGAATGACGCCACCGATGCAGACTCCAGCCCTGCCGCAGACAGGCGGGTGGCGGCCTGAGTGGCGGCCACCGCAGTGGGGAACTCCAGGTCGCCCGCTTCCACAAACGACATGCTGACCGCCGCCACGCCCAGCTCTTTGCTGAAGCTCACGCGGGCTTTCTCGGTGAGCGTCACCTGCATGCTGCCCAGCCACGGATGCACCAGCGCGCCCGGGCCGGATTGCTCGAGCGCTTTCACCAAGGCGCCGGCCTGCTCCACGTAATCGTCACCGATCACATAGCCCACCACGCTGATTTCACGGGTGGCACGGCCAATGTCTTCAACATAGGGCTTGTCGCGCTGCGGGTACTCATGCACTTGCGTGCGGCGGCCCACGCCGAGATCCGACGTATCCACCGCAAAGCCCACCCCGCGAAAGCTCGCCGGGCTCAGCTTCGCCCGGCGAAACTGGCTTTCGTCAATCGGCAAACCAATCATGGGGCACCATAGGCAAAGGAGCGATACCCGACCTGAGTATCCAGCTCAGGGCCGCTTGAGGTTTTTTCGGTTACACGCATGCCGGGCGGTGCATTCTGAAAATCAACGACCAGCTTTCCATCCACGCGAGACGATCTGGGCTGAATCAATGACGGGCGATTCACAACGCCCGGGCCGCCCGGCACGCCCACCGATGCAGTGGGGCTTGCCACGACCGGCTCTTCACCGCCCAGCTCCGCACGGTTGGCCCGGCGCCGGGCGTCGATCTCGGCCTGCGTGTTCAATGACGGGCGATTCACAACGCCCGGGCCGCCCGGCACGCCCACCGATGCAGTGGGGCTTGCCACCACCGGCTCTTCACCGCCCAGCTCCGCACGGTTGGCACGGCGCCGGGCCTCAATGTCGGCCTGCTTGTCGATGCCAAACCACCCCAGCATTTTCGTGAGCGGTGAAGACACGTTTTGCTGGATGGACTGCACCCGCTCGGTGTCATGCGATTTATCTTCGGCCCACTCCTTCACGCCCCACATCGCAGCAAGCGGCGCCACGGCGGCGGCCAGCGTACCGGCCATGCCGGCCAGGCCCTTCAGACGCGTGCCCAGGGTAACGCCTGCGGCATCGGCGGCTTTGGTGGAGGCCGTGAGCGTGTCGGTAGCGACCGATGCGGCAATTGCTTCGCCTTCAATCAAACCGAATGCCGCCAAAACCTTCGGCACCGCCTTGACCGCAAATGCACCCATCGCCCACCCGGCGCGCCCGAACGATCCAATGAGGCCGACAAGCGCCCCTATCGTCTGGATGTTCATGACAACGGCAAGAGCGATCAGTGCATTGCGCGTGCCACCACACATGTCGACAAACTTTTTGACCCCATCGACGGCACTCTTTACCGACTCCGCGAAAGACTTCCAATCGACCTGCTCAAGGCTTTTTGCAATCCCAAGCAAGAAATCTGACACCTTCGTGCTGATCAGGTCTTTATTGGCCACCGCCCACTCGATAGTCCTTTCAATCATGGGAGACAGCACTGGGATCAGCTTTGCCGAGATCGAGTAGCCGTAGGAGTTCAGCACCAGATTCAAATCCTCGACCTGATCGCCGAATGCTTCCGCCGCGATAAGTGCATCTTCTGATACCAACAGGTTGAGTTTTTTGAACCGCGCACTTAGCTGCTCAATACCTTCTTTCCCGCCTGCCAGCAGCGGAGCCAGCGTCTGCCAGCTCTTGCCGAACAATGCGTTGCCGATGCGGGCCTGGGTAGTCGCGTTGGTGTTGCGTGCGAACAGATCGGCTACTTCGGGCAGCAGCTCGGCACCGCTGCGCAGCTGTCCATTGGCGTCATGCATGGCAATGCCGGCGTGTTTCAGCAGCGAAGCAAGCTCCTTGTTTTTTCCGGCGCCGGCCATGCCAATTGATTTGTTCAGCCGCCCGATCGAGGAACCCAGCGCCTCAACATCCACGCCGCTTTGCCCGGCCATGTACTTGAGCCGCTGGTATTCATCGGTCGACATGCTCAGGCGCTGAGCGCTTTTGTGCACCTCATCACCCAGCTTTGCAAAGCTCATTACCGCCTGCTTCACTCCGGCCACCGTGAAAGCGCTCAGTGCGCCGCTGATCAGCCCCAGCGGCAGGCCAACATGAGTGCCCAGCTTGCCAGCCGATGAGCCAATATCGCCCAGGTACTTGCGGGAAGCCTTTGCTGCTGCATTGACATCCTTGAGCGCCTTCAGCATGCCCGCCGAATTGGCGGAGATCACCGCATTCAACATCCACGAATCAGCCATGCTCCCCTCCCGGGTTCAATTTTTCAGCGAGCCTGTACGCGTGCTGCTCGTATTGCACATACCGGCTGAGCGGTGCGCCCAGCAGCACGCCAGGATCGATTCGCCAGAAGTAGGCGACTTCGAAGAGCTGCGCCTCGAATTGCTCGAGGCTTACTCCTCGCCAGCGTTGAAAAAACCCATGACGACTCCGGAAGCTTTCTGGAAGTCAGCCATGCCCAGGGCCTTGACGCTGGAGAGCGGAATGCCCCCCAGGCGCACGAGGTATTGCGCGATGACCTTGGGCCGCACCTCGATGCCCACCGATTCGCCGTCAGCGCTGGGGATGAGCAGCTGGGGCTGGCCCAGCTGAATCAGATCCTCGGGCGTGGGCTCGCGCAGGGTGAGGGCCGTCAGCTCTTCATCGTGGGCCGTGATGGGTTTCTTCAAGGGGATGGTTACGCTCATTGCCAGATCCCCCGCATGCCGCTGAGCTCGATGTCGATCGTGCCGTCATCGCCCTTGACCACGGAATCCCCTTCCAGCCAGGCATCGGAGAGGGTGTACACCGCGCCGTTGGCAAGCTCGACCGTCACGCTCATGGCGGTGTTGCTCTGGAGCGTGGCCAGCGGGAAATCGGCATTGAAAATGAAGCTGCCTTTCACGTACGGGCGAATGGCGGTTTCCTTGTAGCCGGCCGGGCCATTCGTGCCCATGACAGTTTCGCGCTTCACTGCGTTGGCGGGGCACTCGAAACCGCCAGACAGCTCGATCTGACTGCCATCGATCTTCACGTACATCGTGCCGGCAATACGTTTTCCCATGATTACTCCTCCTGAACAGGGATGTATCGGTTGGATTTTGTTCGGTTCTCTGCTCGTGTTATGACCCGCAGATTCCCCTGAACATGTAGGCCGCTCACAAGATCTCCTCTGAGCGGAATAATGTGATCAACTTCGTGAGGAACTCCTGTAAGTTCCGTCAGCCTTTTCGCCTCTTGGTAGAAACCAAGGATCTGCTGGCGATCCGCCCAAATCGGCGTTGCACGGATTACGGCAGCGCGCCTCATGGATTGGTAGTAACAGCGCAATGCCTTGTCTCTACTTGGCATGGCATTAACTCGGGCTTTGTTATTCGAGAACCATGCCCTAGTCCGCTCTCTGTGCTCGGATCGCTTGTTTTGATCAGAGAGAACAACTCGTTTTCTCTCCCGAGATTGAATGCGCTCCCTCTCACGGACGACAGGATCCTGCCGACGCAGCCGGGAGCTAACAATGCTGCGCTCAATCTGCCCAGATCTATTTTCCTCGTAATACTTGTTCCACATTCCAGACCGACATTTCTTGCATTGGCTAGTCAGGCCGTCCCTCTTTGCCTTACTCCTATGAAAGAAATCGACCGATGCAGGCAGGCTGCACCTGCATCGGCAACAGGTTTTGAAGTCAGGATCAGGCATTGTTCGGATAGCTGAGCCTGAATTGATTCAAAACAGCAAACACCCTCAGCTGGTTCACTAAATCCGGGGGCAGGAGCACGTCCACCCGGTTCGGGTTGCTGGCGTTGCGCTCCACCACGAGGTACTTGGCAAAGAGCGCCGAGTTCTCGACGATGCCGGCCTCTTCCATGTCGGCATAGGCCGAGAGCAGTTCGCCGCGGATCACCGAGGGCGTGACGATGGCTTGGCCAGCGCCGAAGCGGGTGCCGTCGTTCGCCAGCTTGTGGCGCGGGTATTTGTTGGTGATGCGGCTGCGAAGGTTGCGGGTGATGTAGGTGATCGTGTGCAGCGTTTCGCTGTCGAGATAGCTGGTGTCGCCCTGCCCCCAGGCGTTCTTCTGGTAAGTGGTGACTGCACGCTCAACGCGCAGGTAGCCGCCCGAGACGTAGCTGGTGGCGATGCCGTACCCGAGCAGCGACTGGCGCTCACTCAGCAGGAAGCGCTTGCCAGCGCGCGGCACCAGCAGGCCCACCATCGCGAGCGATTGGGTGGGGCGCGCGGGGTCGGCCTTGATGGCGACGGCATTTTGCCCACCGTAGGCGGCAGCGTATTCCCACGACGGGGCTGGGCAGTCGGCGTCGATGGCCGCCACGGTGTGGTGCGGCCCGTTGCGCAGACCGCCGGCGGTGACCAGGGCCGAGAGGGTGCCGCGCAGGGCGGAGTAGCAGTGGCCATACACCTGACGAGACCACGACCAGCGGCCCGTGCTGTCGTTCATTTCGGCGTCGAGCGCGTCGAGCGAGGCGCTATCGGTGTAGGGGTGGATGACGAAATCATATTCATCATCACCCATAGCCGCGATCGGGGCGCCGGCAAGCGTGGGGTTCAGGGTGCCGCCGGCAAGGGTGGCCGCCGAATAGGTGAGCGCTACGCCGGCCGGCAGTGCTTCGCTGCCCGCCGTACCCCGGAAGCTGTCGAGCACCGTGATGTCATTCCCGGTGAGGCCCTTCCAGCGGCAGGTGAGCGTGACCGTTGCAGTGGTGGCGGTGGCGGTTACCGGCAGATCGGTGGCGGCGTTGATCGCGGCGGCAATCGCGGTGGCAATGGCCGTGGCCGCGTCACCCGACGCCACCCCGACCGTGACACGCTGGCCGGCAATGTAGAGGCTGATCGTGCCCGCCGCCGTGGCAGGCCCCGCCACCGTGATGGTGCCGGTGGCCGCCACGCCAGAGGCTGCATCGGCCACGGCAATGCACCACACTTCGCCGAAAGGATCTTGCGCACGATACGCCGCCATCATGCGGGCCAGCATCGAGCCCACCCCGAACAGGGCTTTCGCCTGCGCCTCGGTGGAGACGATCATGGCCGTATTCACGGCTGCGGTGCCGGAGGTGAGCTTTTGCCCGATGAGCAGCGTGCGCTGGGTGTCGGAACTGCCGCCCGCCTGGGAGTTATCGATCTCGGCGTAGAACAGCGGCACGCGGAGATTGGTGGGGATGTAGTTGAACGAGACGGCCCCTACGCCTGCGAGCAGGAGCGAGGCGGCCGGATGAGACGGCGCCAAGGCCAGGACAGCGACGATGCACACCATCGCATAGAGGATCTGCCAGCGATGCCGGGCCAGGTATCCGGGAAAGGTTCGAAGCTTCAGCATGGCTCAATCACTCCTTTTTCGACTTGCCGCCCGTGGTGGGCGGATCGGTTTCAACCACATCGCCGTCGATGACGCGGCGCTGCCAGTACTGCGAGGGCTCCACCGTGCGCCCTTCCGGGGGCAGGGTGTCGCCGCGATCCGGGTCCGGTACCGGCCGGCCCTCAACGGGTTTGACGTACATGTGTGGCTCCTGAAAAGAAAAACCCGCCTCGCGGGCGGGTCGGTAAAAAACAGGTTGGGTGCTTCAAGGCAGGTTGATCGTGGCACCTGCTTCGATTCGGCCATCGGTGATGCCGGGCCGGTTGGGGTCTTTCGGGTCGATCAAATCAACCTTGAGATCGACGCCGGTGAAATCAGGGCAGGCGGCCAGCTCGGTGGGCTGGTAGCCATCTTCGGTGCCAATTTCCATGGCGGCGCTAAACTCGAACTGGTACCAGAACCGGGCGCGATCAAGCGAGAGCGCCTGACCGCCTTCATACACGATGCCGTCATAGTCTGCCTCGGGCTGCCAGCCCAGCAGCGCGGCCCACAGCTCGCGGCGCAGATCGTGCAGCGAGGTGGCGCCGGCCTGCCCGCGCTCATCCTGCACGTTGCTCAGCGCCACAATCACCGCGAAGGAATCTTGCAGCGCCTGGCGCGTGCCATTGCGTGAGAGGTTTTCGGCGGGGTTGTCATCGAGCGGAATCACGAAGGCCGAGGGCACGGCCAGCGCGGTGGCCTCGGGCAAACTCTTGAACTGCGCCGCCCCCGCCACACGGCCCGCGAATGAGGGGCAGCGCTGGCGCAGGGCATCGATCACCAGATTCATGCGCATGGCTTACCTCGGCACCAGGGAGTCACGCAAAGCGGACTGGATCATGCTGCGCACCGACTCGCGGCGGCGCTGCAGGGCCTCGGCCATGTAGTTCCCGCGAGGCGCGATGTTTCTCTTGCGGCTCCCATAAAACAGAAATGCCGGGTAAAACTTGCTGCCCTCGATAGATCTCGGCGCGATCTTTACCCAGCCACCTTTCGTGCCGCGCGACACAATGCCGATCGCGCGGCGCAAATCACCGGTCACCATCCCCGGCATCTCTCCGGGCGCAGAGATGGCCCTGCGCGACAACAGCCGGCGCGCCTCTTTGCGCACATCCGCCGCGCCACGGCTGAGCGCCCGGCGCATGGCCTTGCGGTCGTAGTCGATGATCTTGTGAAACTGCAAACCGACATCGACGCGCACACCACCAAGGTCAGTGGATGAATTCGAACGTTCCATGCTGTCTCCTACGCGGCCGGGCCAAGGTCTTTGGCGGTGATGCGGGTGAAGCGGCGACGGGCGCCGATGCTGATTGTGTCCATCACGCGGTAACGCCGACCGCGCCATTCAACGACATGGGCGGCAGTGATATCGCTAGGGGCGGTGCCAGACTGAACGCGCACGAAAAACAGGTCGGTCGCCACTTCGCCGGTTTGCACGCCAGCACGCAATGCCAGGCCATGCACGGGCTCGCACTTGGCCCAGACATCGATCCCGGCATCAAACTCCGGATCAAGCCCGAACGAGACGTTCGGCACGTCTGACCAGAGCCGGATCTTGATGCGCTGGTCGAGCTCGCCGGTTTGCGGCTCTTGATTCATGGCGTGCGCGTCTCCATGAGGTAAAGACGGTGTGGGTCTAGCAGGCCGTCAAGGAACATGTTTTTTGATGGGGCCCCGCCAGATGGCGAGGCCGCCGCTTCCGGGGTGGCCAGCCAGTGCGCCACCTGGGCCGCGCACCACATCTGCACTGAGTCAGGCATAGCCTCCTCGCTGTAGTTGTGGCCCGTTTCATGGCTTGCGCGCGCCGTGGCGCTGGCGATCATGGCGGGCAGGATGGCATCGAACTCATCGCCATCGATGCGGCACCATGCCTTGATGAAATCGGTTGTCGGCGCGGCCATCTGGATTACTCGGCCTTGCTTTCAGGCGCCTCACCGGCGGCCTTGTTTTCAGGTGCGGCGGACTTGGCCTTCACGTCTTTCGCCCACTTGTTTTTCAGGGCGATGTCGTAAAGATCGTCGGACGGGTTCTCGATGACATCACCGACGCTGTATTCAGTGACATCGCAGCCGCGATGCGCGAACTTGAATCCCTTGATGATTTCGATGGTTTTGCTCATGGCAATCTCCAATGAAAACGGGCCGCCCGAAGACGGCCCGCCATGCATCACTCAGCCAATCAGGCCGAGAACTTGAACAGCTTGATCGCGCTGGAATCCGACAGGAAGCCCCCGACGCGCTTGGTCACGTAGAAGCCCACGAAGGGCTTGTTGGTGTAGGGGTCGCGGA